GCTTTGCACTCTCATTGCGGCCCATTCCTACGAAGGGAATGTGCATATCCTTTTCGAGCCGCGCAAGATGGGCTGTGGCGTTCTCTGCATCTTGTAGCGTTATCACCATGTCCGTCGTGCGGGCAAAGTGTATGGCAAAGAGGATCTTCTGATGATGGAGATTCTTGCGGCCATAGTATTCATCCAGCATCGGATGCTTGTTCGTATGGATTAGATTCGGATGCAGCTCGAAGTGATGGTGAATGTACTCTTTAGCTTCGTCGTTTAGAGTGACAGCTCCATAGACTTTTGTGAGTTCCCGGATGTAAGACTGAAGCCGAGCCTTAGCGGCTTTCTGGTCGTCGCTAAGCGGAGGAATGGAATATAAATGGAAACGCTTCTCGATCCCATAGACGATAATCGTACGTGCCATAAAACCGTCCGAGAGAATATCTTGATTCTGCAGACTTTGAAACTTGCCGAGTGTCGTGTTGCCGAGCAGACTGATACACATATTTGTGCAGAAGTCTGTATCGCTATGCTTAAGTTTTCGGACGTATTTCTTTCCACCGTTATAAGCTTCGAGAAGAAAGTCGGAGAGTTGCTCTGCATTTTTCTTAAAGATAGAGGTTAGCTCGTCGAGGATGAAGACGAGAGAGCTGTGATGATATGCTTTTCTGCGATTCTCTGCGTCGATGTATCTGTGAAGATAAGCCACGCGCGAGGTCTCTTGCGTAAACTGTTCGAACGTGGTGCTGTTTGGTGCGATATAGATCAAAGGTTGCCGTGCGCCTTTGCGATTTGTTTCTGCGTCTTCGCCGAGAAGTTCGGCGGCGAGATCATTCTCTGGTTCTTTGATGTCGGCTGGGATTTCGAGTAGCTCTTTCATCGGGCTTGTGATGAGCGACTTGCCCGCCGAGGCAGGGCCGATGAATGCGATATACTGATTAGGGAATACTGCGTGGAAGTCTAAGTCTCCAAACCAAACGCGCCTCTGAAGGGCTGCGCCGATCATGAAATAGAAAGCAGCATCCACAAATGGTTGTGGGCTTTGTACGTCCTTTGTGTACAAGCACCAGTCTTCATAAAGGCTCATGCAAGTAAGCGAGTCTTACAGAGTTTTTGCGGATTTGTAGTGTGGTTATAACGTCGAAACCTTCAAGCTTCTCTAAGTTCGGATCGAACTCGCTGGGCAAGTGGGTCTCATGTACGATAACGACCGAGGGCGGCGGCAGGTTAGGCGGCCACTCTTTTACCTTTTCACGAACGGCATTCGTGATCTGAGTGATTCGGTCGTTTGTCTGTCTCATATCTAGGTAGTGGGCGGGAGCTTTTCTTGGGCCGCTTTTAGGCTAGATCTCTCATCCCGTTTGGGTTCTCTTTAGAATACTTGCCCCAGTTCTTTCCGGCTTGGGCCTCTGATTTCATGGTGAAGTTTATTCCATCTCGGCCGGTGAGAGATATTGCGAGGCAATCCTGCATGAGCTTCGCTGTTGTGCCGATATCATTATCGAGAACCAGCGCCAGAAAAGAGTCATGTTTATTGTTAATCGCCGGTAGCGTATTGCTTGGGCGTTCTCTGTTATACCTATTAATCGCGGCGTGAGTGATACACCCCACGGTGGACTGAGGAATCCATGAGATGCCTTCCCTGATATAAGAGTCAGTAATAGTTCTCTCGAACCTACGCGGATAACCAAATAGATTCCGGAGCTCACGTTTAGCTCTAATGTTAAATTCAATTTCATCTTGCCATTCTATGATTTCGGGGAACAGTGTTGCGAAGAATCCAAGAAAGACTTTGCATTCTTGGAGACTGAGAGTCAAGGTGCCGTGACTCTGTTTGAGTGTCTGAAGCTGGAAGGTCCGCTCACGCATTCTATAAGAGGAAGCATGGCAGACCATCTTGCCGATCTTGTATTCTTTATCGGAGGATTTGATTGCTTTATCGAGCGGCTTCCAGTCTGGATCTTTTCGGAGTTCGCTTGGACTTAGGCTTTTCCAATAGCTTGGACTTTTCCCGGCGAGTGGCCATTCGTTTTGCATACTCTCACAGAAGATATGCAGAGCGATGAAGGTATGAGGCTTGATGCCTACGTTGAATAGCTCACGATACTTACCGGGGCGCGTGAGGTTGGCCACGATCAGAGCCTCTGCGCCGCTCTGGTCGCACTGTACGAAGCTCAGACCGGCTGGGGCGATGTAGATATCGAGGGCTTCTTTATCTGGATTCTGGAGATTCGCTCCGTAGTCGCCGAGGAACTGTCCGCTTGCAAGTCGGAAGCTTCCTGTGCCTGCTACTTTAAGCGAGGTGAGACAGTGGATGTGAGGTTGTGGCATAAGTTAAACATCCTCACGCCATCCAATAAACGACGCATTGAACGGGCGACCGTCGTCTGTGAGGTTGAGATACTTGATCGTCGCTTTCTTTTGGAAGTGATAATTGGGCGCGATAAACTCCTCGCGCTCTTCATCGGTGAAGCCCGTGCCGACTTCGAACGTCACGCCCCTTGAGGTGATGAACTTAAGTGCGCCTAGTTTACCCTTGCACTTGCCTTCGTCAGACATCACTCGACCAATGCACTCGAACTCCGCATCGAGGAAAGCTTTGCGCTTCTGAAGGTTCATCGTCGAGCGTTCTTTCTCGCCCTGTGGCATATAGGATCCGAAGACACTCTTGAGCATCTGGCCTTCATAGTTAAGGGCGAGATACTTTTCATAAGCCTTATCGAGTTCGATGCGTGACTTGCAGATTTCCCAGTCGATAAGATACATTCCGAAGGAAGTGTGATCATCACGGAGAATCTTGTCTAGCATAAGCATACGCGTCATGGCGTTGAACTTAGGCTCTACGATGTCGAATGCGTTGAAGGTTATCTTCTGGGCATTGGGGCCGGGATATATGCGAGTGACGGCCACTGCGCTATTGATAGACTGAAGGCTCATGCCGTGACAATACAACTCGCCGTCGATGATATAGTCTGTCTTTGGCGAATTGATGTAGCGGAGAACTTGATTGTTCCAACGCTTGCCGTCTCGTGAATAAAAGCCTTGGCCGGGAAGATACATACATCTTAGGCCGTTAAGCTTTGGCATTGAGATCACGTGGCCGAACTTCGATGCGTCATATACGGCGGCGCGCATGAACGAGGCTGCGATTGATTCGTCTTTTATTTTAATATCTTGCATAGTTTTGTTAAATTAATATTCCCAAATCCACTGTTGAAATCCTAACATACCCTTTAGCTTAACCATACGACGCATCTCGAAGATCACATCAATGGCTACGTTCTTAGGGTGCTTGATCTTGATCTTATAGAGAGCATCCCCAGCGACCGAGGGTGCGCCTTTGTCTGTTGTTTTCTCGGCCTTGTAGTGCATTTGACCATGAAGATATTTCACTACTTGATCCGGACTGCCGGGATTAAGGTCAAAGCCTACGAGAATTCTCAAGACGCGATTGAGCTGTTTGTATCTCTCTTCACAGCGTCTGACGATATAACCCCGCTTGACGGGATCGAAGTGCATTCCGTGGAGGGACATGAAGGCATAGTCTGCGAGGGATTGACTAGCTTGATCGACCGAGTCTTGAAGTCCACGGTCCCTTGAGATGAGATCAATCTGACCGTAGTAAATTTCTCGGAGGACAATAACGTCTTTAACATTGTAAGCGCGGAGCTGCTCAAATTGTGCTCTATTTCTAGGATCAAAGTTTCCTGCTTCATCTTTATGAAAGGGCCTGTTAGAAAAAAGCGTTGTTTGATGGGCCAGAGACTTCTCAGCCTCCGGAAAGATTCGATGGCCCGCGACCATGGTGTCATAGATATCATGGCCGAATGGGATTTTGTAGAAGGCTGCGAGAAAGCATAAGTCAAATAGAGCATTGTGAATTACTACGCGGCGCTTCTTCATCTCTCTTATGAAGCGAGCAAAGAAAACCACACCAACATTAAGATTGCCACCCCAATCATACACGGGAACAGAATAAACAGGGCTATCTCCGCATGCGATGGCGAGACAGGTGAGGGTGTTGGTCTTGGGGTGAGTCTCAATGTCGAAGAAGATTGGACCTTCGTGGTCGAAGACACGACAGGCGTCTTCTGCTCGATGGCAGTTGTAGACTTGGGGTTCAGGTTGAACTTTTTGGGGGTCATATGTTAGGAGTTTCTTTACGTCTTGCGCGAACCAAAAGCTATAGTTAGATCGTTTCGTCGGGCTTGTGCTTTTGCCATCGTCTTTATCTAGGATGTCTTCGCCGTCGCCTTCGCCATCAAGGGCATCTTCCATAGCCCACGCGTCTACGCAGTCTTGTGGCCAATAGGTTACGATGTATTGGGTTTTGTTTGTTGAGGTATAGACTACGCCGCGGAAAGCATCTAGGGTTTTATCTTTGGCGAGCGGCAGAAAGTCTAGGGCTTTAGCTCCGGCAAAGATGATCTTCTTGATTCCGCTTGGTTTGTTTGCGTTCTTGAAGAAATCGTCGGCAAAGGTTACAAAAATAGCAGATGGATTATCCAGGTCAAGATTATGATAAGCCAACACAGAACGAACAAAATCTCCGGCGGGTCCGAGAAGGATGCCGTTGTTTTCTTTATCAAATCGCGAAGGTCCATGTAGAACAAGAGCTATCATTGGAGCATGAATATATCAATACGTTTTCCGCTCTCGGTTTCTGTGTGATAGACTTTTTTATGATCGCTGTCAGAATACCTACTATGCGCATTTGTATGATCCTTTACAAATCTGAGACTTAGTATGTTGCATATTTCGTTAATGAAAGGTATTCGACAACTTGTCTTGTGAGGATAAATAATAATGTCAAGATCTTTCTCAGAAGATCCTTTGAACAGCACACTTCCTGTAAGTGCTGTGTGTACGTTATGGTCGAGGAGGAGTCTATTTGCTTGACAGCACCAAGCTAAACCTGCTTCAAATGTCCACATAAATAAAGAGTTAATTTTAGATAAAAGAAAAGGCAGACTATTTCCGGTCTGCCAGCGGTACGAGTAGGATGTATGTCTGAGGAAAGAAACCTCTTAGAAAGTCTCGCGGTCTCTCTAAGAGGCGCGTGTCTAGTTGATAGCAACCACTCTATCGCATAGACTTAAAATTCGCACAAGAGAGCGGCGGTACCCTTGACTTGAGAGAAGTCAAACTGGGTGTTGTATCGCTTGATGATGGCCTCTCCGTTCTCGTCGCGCTTTGCGAACTTGATATCGCGAGAGTTGGAAGGATCGTCGCTCACGTATTCCGGCTGCGACTGAACGAGCATATTGAAGGCATGACCTTGCAGAGTGGACAACGCGTCGGCTACGTCGATGTCGCTGTAGTCTTCGGGCAAACCATCATACAGACCGATAACCTGCAGCGGCGTGGCAAGAAGTTCGAGGGCAGAGTCAACGCCATTCTTGTTCTCTAGCATGATGTACATGTTGCCCTTTGCACCGAGGGTCTTATAGGTTGTACCGGCGGCGATAGCAGTCTCGGGCGCAACTATCTCGCACTCACAGACAACCATCTTGAAACCCTTTGCACTCTGGCGCGTCTCGGTGCGATGCACGAGAACCTTATACACGTTGGCGGGGATGAAACCGAGCTTGACTTCTGTACCTTTTTTCATTTTAGTTTTGTTTGTTTTATTTGTTATTGATTATCACTATCACCGACAAATGGGGAGGAGCTTTTCGTGGGCCAGATTATTGGATTCTGTTTTTAAGAATATGATCAATCGTTGTTCTTAGCATTTGATCCGTAGAATAATGAAAGTCATACTCTCGGGCTAATTGAGTCGCATTATGTATAAGACCTTGGTAGTTGTTGATGTCGAAGCTATAGACATAACCCGTAACATTGCCATCAGAGTTCTGTTTGACTTTAAGAATCAAGCGGATCTCGGCTTCTTGTTCTCGATATTGTTTTAAGGCTTCTTGTCCACAATATAGTTTGGGTTCAGTTTGTTCGCTCATAATTCTTAAGGTTTAAGGCTTAGCCAATTCAACAGCAATCTTATTCAACGCTTTGACAACACAATTCTCCATCGGATTAGGAAGACCCCAGAAGATAGGAGTCTTTGCGGTGGTCACGCCGTCGGTCTGAGTGGCGAAGAAGTATTGTATGGTATCGCTACCTTTCTCTTTCTTTGCATACACGGACCAGACCGCGAGACACTCTGACTCGATGCCTTTGTTCGCCCACTCTTTACCTTGCACGTAGAGACGGCGACGAGTTGTCATACTGCCGTCGAGGCCTTGGATTGGGACAATTTCCTCTAACCCCGTAATGATGACTGTCTTATCTAGCGACTTGAGATTCGTACACAAGGTCTGGATTCCATCATTGTAGTTCTTCCAGATATCAAACCCTTTGTACATCATCTCGCACTTGACCTGAAGCTGGTCGATGGCGGCGGTGATAGAGTCGATCACGACCAGATCTTTCGTCGTGTCTTTCTTGATCTTGTTCAGCTCGACCGTGAGCTTATCATAGCTGTCGATCGGAATGACCAGTCCTTCAGTGCGCACTCGAAAGGGCATACCTTTACGCTCGGCATCGAGGATAACTGTTCGCGTGGGATCTACGTTACGGAAGGATGTAGACTTGCCGCAGCCGCTCGGACCGACGAGAGCGATCAGGGTCTTGGGCCATTGAGGTTTTGGAGTTGGGATTGTTGGGGATGTTGTAGTTTCCATTTTATTTAGGCTTGGCTATATTACCAAGAAAGGGGTTCGTACTTTACGATGTCGCACTCAGACAGGAAGAGTTCGACTTGCGTAGCGTTGTCTGCAAAGCATAGACGCTTGAACGGGCACGAAGGACAGGCGTTGATGAGCTTGCCACTAGGCGGCGGGAGCTTATCTTTTGCCATCGCATTGTTGATGTCTTGAGAGAACAGAACGATGTTCTTCTCTAGCTCCTTGCCGAACTCTTCTAGTTGTTCGCCGGAGAAACTCCAGTCGGGACCGACGCGCCAAGCTGGAGCGGGCAAGGATATCTGAACGACCAGAGTACGGATCACCATGCGGCGATACCATGCAGCGTTGGCGTAATTGATATCGTCTTTGAAGATATCATAGGCAAACTTTTGGAAGATGTAATAGTAATAAGAGAACTGCGTGTCGCCTTCGTAGCCCGCGACTGCGTCCTTGAATGCGTACTTGCGCGTGGTCTTATAGTCGGTGATCTGAAGGATTCCGGCCGGGGTTATAGAGAGAAGATCTACGGTGCCGACATAGGCAAAGCCCGGACGTTCTAGGTGAGGAAAGTTAAAGTGCAACTCTGCGCCTCGGAGGTCGCCGAACTTAAGCGGCGTGGGAAGTTGTTGCAGAGGCGCGGCGGTCAGAGCTTTCTTGATCTGATCTTGATCCTTCGCAGAGAGATTCTTCTCCTTAGCTTCTTTGAACGCGGCGAGACATGCATCTTGCCATGCTTCTCCGCTGCGGTCAAAGGCTATGTTCTCTGCGAACTTGTGAATGATCTTACCGACAGTGAGAGCAGTGATGTCTTGCTTCGGCTTGAGGCCGAGGAAGACTGTGAGAAACCAACGGCGCGGACAAGCTGCGATCTTTAGACCAGATGCGTTGATGGGAATGACGGCGGGGATTCCTTTGTGAGGTAGGTCTTGATAGGTTAGTTGCATTTTGAGGATGTTTTATTTTGAGGAGAAATAGATAGGGCTTTTTAGGCTAACCCCAAGCCAAAGATTACTTAGCCCTCTGGCCGAGCTTATACGTGCGCTGCTCGCTTTCGTCAGCTAGGCCTTGAAGGAAGTTTATTGTTCCAGAAGATGCACCTTTGCAGCAGTTATCTACTTCCTTCTGGATGCGCGCTTCTACTTCAAGGAAAATCTTAGGCCATTTGTTGAGCGGCTCTAGGTCACAGAGCCACTTCGCAAGATCGGCGGCTTTGATGTTGCCGTCTGAGATGTTCGGAGATTCGCCCAGTCCGATCATTCGCTCGATGACTCCATCGTAAGCTGTCTCGTAGGTTCCATACAGATCCCCAAGGAACTCATGATCCTCGAAGAACGTAGGGCCTTGAACGGTGTTGTGTTTTTCATGCGCGGTAAGTTGGGCCGCGCGGAATAATGTAGCTAGATTGTGCATTGTATGAGAAAGAAAAGAAGCTACCCGATGCGCGTCCCTAGGGGAAACCATTATGAAACCCTATTGCAAGAACAGCTTGCAACGCACCGAGTAGCTTCAAAGATTATTTTTATATTTGAAAGTAAAGCCAAAGCATTTTTGGCCTCGCTTAATTCTGTGAGAAACTGCCGAAGGATTGAGTCCTAATGCTAAGGACGCTTCTTTGGAGGAAGCATACTCTTCGCCAGTTTCTACACATATCACAGATTTCTGTAAATGTTTTCCAGCATTAGGATAAGTAGTTTTAGATCGATTTTGATTGTTCTCTAAACATGTTACAAAACGGCAGTTACTAGGTTCGTAGTTACCATCATTATTTATGCGATCTAATTGAAGACCTCGTTCAAATCCATTAGCTGTTGCCCACTTTGCAAAAGCCTGGAAGTTGTTTACCCATTCATGGCAGACTGTTATACCTCTACCACCATAACGATTCCAGCTTTTGTAAGCTGGGTATTTACAACGCATAATCATACAACGATAAACATTATAGAGTGGTGTTTCTTTTCGAGCTTTCGTGCAAGGAAACCACGATTGCTCAAATGTTATAGAAATTTTTGCGTTGATGTTAAACATACTAAGACTTCTTAAACTTGAAGTTCATCGTCTGATTGATAATTGATTGCACATCAATACCACGTAACAGAGGATCGTTAACAAGGTCTGCAACATTAGTGCCGGTTGGGCGGGTGTGAGGAAAGTGTCTGAGCAAGAACTTCTCTAGCTCTTTGTCTGTGAGTTCTTCGACTGGTTTAGGGAAGCCGAGAAGGAGGTCGAGTTCGTTTAGGGATTGATTATTAGATGCGCTCATATCATAGAACAATACAACAAAGTTTCTTATGCACGATTCCAGTGTCTGTCATATCCGCGAAGGCTTCTTCCGGCGTGTTGTGTAACATGGTCGAGAACCATGCGCCGTTGAAGCTGTATTGATAGGCATAGAAGTAATGCTTCTTTGGCGCCGCGTGTTGTTCTTCTACGATGGTGGCGTTTGTAATAGGCTCACTGGTGATTTCTGTATTCTTCATATAGGTTTGTAAATCTGTCCGCTCTTTGTCTGATAGTGATAGGGAGTTTAGCAAGAGTGTAATCTCTGCGAGAGTAAGCCGCAAGTCCAAGATTCCACGCGACGTAAACATCCCGCGGGTTTGGATTGTTTGTTTTTTTGAGGAGACATAGCTTGAGTTCAAGCCAGCATAGATGCGCCTTAGCACAGCGCCGCGCTTCGTCTGGAAGATGGCGCTTATCTTTCTCATCAGGGAAGTGTTGCTTCCAGACGCTGCGTTTGATTTGATAGCGTGAGAGTTCACCGTGGCGGCCTTTGGCTTTGTCATTGTCACCGCTTTCGATTTGGCTGAGGGCGCGGAGTTTAGCTTCGAAGTCTTGATGCAGTGCAAGGAGTGTTGTCTCTGTGGCGAAGAGAGTTAGCGAGAGCATAAGAAGTTTCATAGCGGCGGCCAGAAATAGGGAAGGTTGTCGGGCACATTGGGAAACAAAGGCGCATAGTAGTCTGCTTTCTTCCGTATGAGATTGCTCTTGTGTGTGGTATGTAGATAACAACCGAGCCAATGTGGCTGGATGATATAGGGATATGTTAGGATCTCTCGTTCGAAATGCGGCAGGAGATTGTCAACATAGCCACGGCGGCGCGCTTCTTGGCAGATCTTGATGG